GCAGCGGGTGCTGTTGCAGGACCTCTACTTCGCGCATTGAACCCTAAAGACGGCGCTTTTGGCGTTGGAGCAGCTAAGTAATTAATTAGAAACTGGGTGGTCAGCACACGCTGGCCACCTTTTTTCGTCTATACTGGACATCTAAGAAAGGTAAGATACATATGGCAATCAAGTGTGCAAATTGTGAAAAAGATGCAGATTACACAACTGCAGACCCAGGAGTTAATCCTGTAAATTATTGCGCCACCTGTCTTCCAACATGGTTACGTAACCGTGCCGCTGCTGGACACTTCCCTCTTGTTGAGCCAACACCAAAGACAAAAGAGAAGACCGCTAAGAGTCCTGAATGAGGGTAACGCGGGTAAACGCCGTTCAGGTGCANCCGTTTCCAGATAAGGTTGAGTCTCCTCAAGGACCTTTTCCTAGAGAGATGTTTAGAGAACCTGAGATAGTTTCAGATTATGAGCCTCAGTTTAACGAAGATGGACATGGCTTTGAACCAGGTTCTACTGCCCAAAATAACTTTAAACCACCTCGCGTTTTGCGCTGTGGGTCTTGCTTAGCGCGAGTTAAAGAGAATGAAACTGTGCTACACGTTTGTGAGGAATAGTGCCTAAGTATAAAAAACCCAAAACGTACTATGAAGCATCAGCAGACAACGCAAATAGAAAACTTAACCTTATTCTTCGTTCCCAAGAGAAGGTTTACGGAGATTTTGAAGTGTACACTCCTACAGAACCTGATGAAGGTGGGCGGGACGTCCAAACGTGGTCGGATGCTCCCGTAACAGCTCCAACAATTAACCCCCCTCGCCCAAGAGCTAGAAAAATTGCGTATAGCAAAGAGGCACAAAAACTTGTTGTTAGGTTTAGGGACGGGACTTGGTGGGAATACAACGAGATTCCTGTAGACATGTGGGACGGTTTAAAGTCCAGCAACTCAACAGGGCGTTACCTTGCAGGCTCAGGACTAGACCAACACGATAATATGGGGCCATTTAACCCCAATCAAATGCCTGAAGAAATTAGGGTATTATTTAACTCCTAATGAGAACATACGGACCACTATACGTTGGAACTTTGGAGTACTACCACACTAAGCTTCTTCCTGTTCTAGAAATAGGAACCACTCAAGAAACAGAGGGCAAATATCGTAAGGGTAAGTGCCTGGTCTTTAGAGTGCCTTTTACTAAGCCTGGGTATTACTTTGGGGTTTTCTATAAGAACTTGTTTAGAGACCACTTAGACGAAGATGAAATTGATGAGTTGCTATTTGGCGCTATGAAATCACGCACCGCATGGAGACCAGAGGATGGACTATATGATGAAGTTTTCTAAGACTAAAGAACNTTGGGTTAAGCCATTTTCTGAAAAGGTGGCAAAAAGAGTTGAGAGAATTCCTACCTCAGAATTAGAAATGTGGATTGACCAATCTCTCTATGAAATTGGGCGCTGTATGTCTTTATATGGAAAGACTAGAGAAAAACGCTATCTAGAGGAAGCACTTACTGGAGGGGAAGCACTCCACGCAGTTATCGACCAGCTACATTCCCGCACCACGCCGCGTACCTGAATATCTATTTGTCGACAATTGGTGTATGCTAGCCCTGCCTCTATCTTCTCCCGTTGACAGTTGGTATGGGTGAGCCTGGGTTTAATGCCCAGGCTTTCCTTTTTACAATAAACTAAGGTTGCTATGACTGAGCAGGATTTCTTTGATGAAGATGAAGAGCTTGATTTAGAGCTTGAAGATGACCTTCCACCAGAGGAAGAAGACGAGCTAGACGAGCTCTCTAAAGAGTTTGTCCAAAAAGTAATTGACAGATGTATCCAGTTTATGGACATGCTTGTTGGGCACCCGCTGCACCCTTACCAACTTCCCCTGGCACGACGCATTATCGAGTCCGTGCTTATTAATGATGGTGAAGAGGTAACTGCGCTAGCGGCTCGTCAGTCAGGCAAATCTGAAACTATTGCAAACACCGTGGCAACCCTTATGGTGCTGCTGCCGCGCTTAGCAAAAATGTACCCAGACCTTCTTGGTAAGTTCAAAGATGGTATCTGGATTGGTATGTTTGCCCCAGTTGAGGGACAGGTAGAAACACTCTTTGGCCGTACTGTAAACCGCCTTACATCTGAACGTGCTCTTGAAATCCTTGGCGACCCTGAGATTGATGACTCACTTGGAAAAGTAGCAGGTGTTACACGTCAGATTAAACTTAAAAATTCGGGCTCATCTTTAATTATGATGACCGCTAACCCACGAGCAAAGATTGAATCAAANTCATTCCATCTTATTGTGATTGATGAGTGCCAAGAGGCAGACGACTTTGTAGTCTCTAAATCCATCTCCCCTATGCTTGCATACTACTCAGGTACTATGGTTAAGACTGGAACACCAACTACTCACAAGAACAACTTCTATCGTTCTATTCAGCTTAATAAACGCAGACAAACTAGCGCCAAATCTAAGCAAAATCATTTCCAATGGGATTACCGAGATGTCTCTAAGTACAACGCTAATTACGGTAAGTTTATTAAAAAGGAGATGCTTCGCATTGGTGAGGACTCCGATGAGTTTCAGATGTCATACTGTTGTAAGTGGCTGCTTGATAGAGGAATGTTTGTAACCTCTAACGTTCTTGATGAGCTGGGCGACACATCACAAGAAGTTGTTAAGGCATGGCACCGTACACCTGTAGTTGTTGGCATTGACCCTGCTCGTAAAATTGACTCTACTGTTGTAACNGTGGTGTGGGTTGACTGGGATAGGCCAGATGAGTTTGGTTACTTTGACCATCGCATCCTTAATTGGATGGAGATACAAGGTGATGATTGGGAAGACCAGTATTTCCAAATTGTCCAGTTCTTATCTAACTACGATGTACTTGCTGTTGGGGTAGATGCTAACGGTGTGGGTGACGCGGTTGCTCAACGACTCAAGATTCTTCTTCCACGAGCAGAGGTTCACTCATTAGGCAGTAGCCAATCAGAGCAATCAAAGCGCTGGAAGCATCTTAAAGCCCTTATTGACCGCCGTATGGTGGGCTGGCCTGCACACGCAAAAACGCGCCGTTTACGTACATGGAAGCGTTTCTACCAACAAATGTCTGACCTAGAAACAAAGTTTCAAGGACCTAACTTTTTGGCGCATGCCCCAGATGAAGCCCACGCCCATGACGATTTTGCTGACTCTTTAGCGATTGCATGCTGTTTAACGATGGACTTAACAATGCCAACGGTAGAACAATCTACCAGTCCGTTCTTTCGTTAATCCGTAAAAATTTTGGGCTTTAGGGACAATTCACCCGCATAAAGCGAGAGACTATGTAATAGGAAAAAGGCCTTTTCCATCACTATATCCATTGGAGTCATAATGACAATTGCACCAGCACCACACATGCCTGAGCGTCCAGGAACTGTATACGACCGCAAGATGTCCCCAGCAACACCAGGGCAACGCGGACCACTTCGCTTTGAAGAGGGAATTGCAACAGATACAGACGTTCCACAAGAATTCACAAAGGGCGCAATGCAGGGTTATATGCCTGCAGCAGGTCGTCCAAACCGTAATGCAAATGTATTTGAGAAGCCAGCTGAAGAGACAATGCGTGAGCGTGCTCACGTCGGTTCTGCAGCATGGGTCGAAGCACCAAACACTCTCTCAGAGTTTGCTATGGGTGGATTTGCTGACCACGGAGATAACCGTATTGAAGAAGTTATCCGCAGCGGTTCACATCAGCAACGCCTTAACCCAGCAGTCGTACAAGACTAATTAGTTAAAGACGGGCCCCATAAAAATTTGGGGCCCAATTTTTTAAGGAGTAATTGTGGCCCTCATTAGAGGTAAAGAAGTACAAGAAAGCCCAACACAAACTCCTGCCAATCCAAAACTTTATAACATGATTACCACGCAAGCGGGTGCAAGGTTCTCTAAGAACTCACCTGCAAAAGCGCACTGGATTCATGCTAAGTACACTCAAATGGGCGGCACCTTTGTAAAGTCTAAAAAGGACGTAGATCCTCGTATGCGGGATTATGTAGCTGAAGCCAGAAGAAAAAAGAAGAAGAACAGAAGAAAAGAATTAAAAAGCCCGTTGTCGGACAACCAATGATCTATCAAGCAAAACGCTAAAAACCATTTACAGATTTGTCGACAATTGTGTTAGAGTTAGCCATATGTTTTGGGAGGGATGTAAGTGCTCGTAACTGAGAATAAACGCACTGCTCCTACACTCATTCCTGAAAACAGTGTCTTTGGCCGACTTACGGCTACCTCAGAATATGAGATGCGCCAACGTCCAGATGGCCGTAATCGCGCCTATCAAAGGTTTAATTGCGAATGTGGCAACTCTATATTTCTTGTTGGATATTCTGTTAAAAACGGGAACACCTCATCTTGTGGTTGCTTACATAACGAACAACTTAGCACAATGATGAAAACCCACGGACTATCTAAGACATCCGCTTACCGCGTTGCGCTTAATAAATCGCGTCGACTTCAAAAGAAAGCGTATATTGCAGGAGTAGAGGTTAACGCGGTTACCTCCGCTCAGTTGTCCGAGCAACTAATTAAATTTGATAACTCTTGTTGGATTTGCGAAGTTGAACTTACCGAGGTCTGTTGGGACCATGTTCAACCACTATCTAAGGGCGGCGCTCATACTCTTGAGAACTTAAAGCCAGCCTGCCGTAACTGTAATTCTCGTAAAAGCGTTTCATGGCCTTTTACAGATGAAATGAAAAATGCAATTGCTGAAGCTGTACGGGCATCACGTACGCCACAGGTTCTTCCTGTTCAGGACGGAGAGGAGGTGCTTGACGTATGTCATCCATAGACTTTTCACCCCCTAGTTATAGAGCCGCATCTAGCGACTTAACTATTTCTATTAGCCCATTAGGGCTTGTTGAATTAGCTGA